CCGCTGCAAGGTTATGTCAAAGATTCTGCAGATACGCTGCGAGCCCTGGTCAACACGTACGGCTCGAAACTGGCCGCTCTGGGCACGACCGGGAACTATGACGTTCTGCCCGCAAGCAAGGGGGGAACAGGTATTACAGACCTGTCGCCCTTTATCCAAGGGCTACTCAACGATGGTGATGCGCCGGCTGCCAGGCTCACGCTGGGTGCTGCAAAGTCAGGTGCGAACAATGACATCACCGCCCTGAGCGCCCTGGCTACTGCGCTGAGCGTTGCTCAAGGTGGGACGGGAGGGAACACTCCAGCTTCGGCCCGTAGCGGCCTCGGTCTCGGCACTGCTGCAGTGGCTGCAATCATTGGTGCTGTTTCGCAATCAGGTGGTACGCCAACGGGCGCGCTGATGGAGTACGTTTCAAGCGCTAATGGAGAAACGTGGAAGTTTGCCGGCGGGCTTATGATCTGCACCAGATCGCGATCCTACGGGCTTGTGGTTGGCGACTTCACGATTTACGGAAGTATTTGGTACTACTACGGGAACTGGACGTTTCCGTCATCATTCGCCGCGCCCCCGGTGGTCACCGGCGCTGCGAGGGGGGCAGGTCGTGTCCACGCCTTGAATGCCGATCCGAATACAACGGTCTCTACATGTAATTTCTTCGTGATCGATTACACCAGTCCCGTGGCTACCACGGTATCTGAAAAGTTAGTTGCAGTTGGGAGGTGGTTCTAATGCGGATTAATCTTTCACCGCAGCGGCGGGACGACACGCTGGAAGTATTACGGTCAGGAAACGCGCTGATTGTAAATGGGGAGTCTTTTGACTTTTCATCAATGGGCGACGGCGACACACTTCCACGCGCAGCGATTAATTCCGAATGGTTTGCGGGCAATGTTGAAAAGGTAAATGGCGAGCTGATCCTGACACTATTGTTTCCCATGCCTTGGAACTACAGCCCCGAGCAGGCTTTCCCGGCTCCGCTGCAGAACGCACCCGATGGCCCTGTTGTCTTCCCCGGCCCGCTGCCGGAGCCGGCACTCGAAGCCTCGCCTGAGGACAATCAATGAATATCGACTGGTCGCAACTCATCACCAAAGCTATGAAGGACGCTGCTGTCCAAGCAGCTCAACTGGCCGCAGCCAAAGCTGAGCTGTCAGGCAGGAACATAAAAGCGCTCGCGCAGATTGCCCGCATACAGGAGCGGATAGACACGATCGGGTTTGGCATCGAAGTAGGCGAAGCGACCGAGGAAGATGAGGCAGAACAGGCCGCACTGCTGATCAATCTCAAGACGTGGAAAACTTACAAGTTCGCGCTGGGCAAAGTCACCGTGCAGCCGACCTGGTACGCCGCGCCGGTTTGGCCAGTCGAGCCAGTGGTGCCGGTAATCGTGGCAGACCCCCAAACTGTGGCCGCCGACCTGATCTGACCCGTCACCGCTGCACAACGCAACCCGCCATCGAGCGGGATTTTTTTGCCTGGAGAAAAGTGATGCCAGTTACCGAGAAAGACCGCGACATCCTCGCGCGCACGCTGTGGGGCGAGGCACGCGGCGAAAGCCTAGCCGGTCAGATTGCCGTGGCCTGGACGATTCGCAACCGCGTGAACGACGGCAAGACCAAGTCGTGGTGGGGCGAGGGCTACGCCGGCGTGTGCCAGAAGCCGTACCAGTTCAGCTGCTGGAACAGGAACGATCCGAACTTCGCCTACCTTAACGGCGCGAAGACGATCCCATTCCGCGAGTTCGCTCAAGCGCAGATCGCTGCTGACCAGGTGCTGGCTGGCAAGGTGCCGGATCCCACCGGCGGCGCTACGCATTACTACGCGACCACCATGCCGAAGCCGCCGGTCTGGGCGAAAGAGGCCAAACAGACACTGAAGCTCGGTCATCACGTCTTTTTCAAGGATGTGCCGTGATGATACCGGTGCAGGCTACTTCCTGCTGGCGTTTGCCAACGAGCGTCAACTGGTTGGCCCCCCTGAGGCCGGCAGGTGATTGCGCGCTAATTTTGACGACGCTGCTGAACAAATCTGTTACAAATGCGCCAGATTTCAGCGTGAGTTTTATGGATGTTTTCAAGGATTTTCTCGAAGTCATCTTTTTTATAGATCATATTATTTCCGAAAACTGGAATAAGTATCAAGGCGTCAGGCTCTGACTCGCAAACTCCCCAAATACCGTGAACCACTTTGTTTCGTTCTTTTCCAGATGTGCGAGTCTTAGTTAAAACTTGTTTCGCATCTTTTAGTTGCTCCTCATCCTTTATTACCCAAGAAGCCAAGCGCTCAAGTAAATTTATTTTTGCGTGAATGCTCACTAGCTCATCCATGACTTGCCTTGCTACAGGATGTGTTGGCGGCTCAAAGCCAGGATTTTTCGGTAAGTAAATTCCCATTAAGAAGGAATAAAAAGTCTCTATTGATAATTCTACATTTGACCAGTCAGAGCATATACATCCAATCAGAGAGGCTAGTTCTGGTTTTTTGAGTAACATGCCGGGGCCGTAGTTTACAATTTCATTCACTGCCAATGGATGTGCCATGGTTACCCTTCTGTTCAGATTTGGATTGGTAAGTGATAATTCTATTGGCTTGATGTAAATGTTGCGACTTTATCGACTCATCGCCATGCCGTCCATGACTTGTTGGGGAACATGTGGTATTCGGCATAATAGATTTACATTGTTTTGACTTAATGCTTTTTATTTAACCAATTATGGGGATCATCGGCGTCGGCGAAGGACTGATCGCGCTGGCGGCCTGCCAAACATATGTGCGTGCTCTCCCACGCTGATCCGCTTGATCAGGTGGGATCCCTGGTTTCGCGAGTTGCCCACAGCCCGATCCACCGGGTACCACTCGAACGCCTCGGTGGGCTCCCCCTGGAGCAGCACAATTTCCTCGTCACGCTCCGTCGGCGTGGCCGGGTCTAGCCACTCGCGGGCGAGCTCTGGCGATAACGCCATTGGCCGCCGGTCATGAATGCCATCCTGCTCCGACTCCTTCCTTATATAGCAGCGCTGGACTAGTAGCCGGCGCGCGCTATTTGGCACCTATCAACGTGGGTTTTCTGTGAAGGTTGGAGAATGGCAGTCGGCTTGGAAAGATCGAACACCTGCGACGCAAGGGCCAAGGCCGCGACCGATGCGTATGTTGAAGAGCTAAAAGCGCTACGACTCGTCTGGGCGAGCACCACTTACGCTGGCGCCTAAAGGTTGGTTCGGCTCGCAGGCTTGTTTGCGCGCCAAAGTGGCCAAATCCGATTCAGGCTCATCAATTCGCCCAATTTTTACGATCTGAGCGAGCACGCTCTCCTTGGAACTATAAAAACCAGTTCGACTGAACAAATTCGAAGTGCAGTCGAACCCGAAGCCGGTATAGGCAACGATAGTCTCGCTTGATCGCTTAACGACTACAGCGCGGATAGGAATGTTACCGTCGACACTTTCAATCGAATAGTTCGCTGAGTATACATCCGTTACCGCCTGACTTTCAGTTGCATTGGCGAGGGAGGAAATGGAAAGCGCAGCTACTATTTTGAGAGCTTTCAAAAGGATCTTCCTTGATGAATCATGGACGAGAGAGGGGCCACTGGCCACTAGCGTTATGTTACGCCTGATTTAAGTCAGTAGGGAAGTCTGAAAAGAAGGTTCGTCACCAACGGTCAATCGGCTCGAAGAGCGGCTCAAGACTCTGGCGTCGAGTTAAAACAGGCCAATGCCTGCAGGCGCTTCGTCCATTGGCTTGATGAGATCAGGCCCTTGATTACGCACATTACCAATGGCGCGGTCCACTTTGAACCACTCGAAGGCCTCTGTAGGCTCTCCCTCGAGCAGCACCATCTGTTCGGCGCGTTCCTTCGGTGTGGCGGGGTCTAGCCATTCTCGGGCCAGCTCGGGGCTCAATGTCACTGGGCGTCGGTCGTGGATGTCCACCATGCCGCCGGCGCTGTCGGCGGTGATGATCACGAAGCCGTCGTGCTCGCCTGGTTCACGCTCAGCGATGGGGTACTGACCTATCGCCGCACACAGGATTGGCGTCCGGTCACGGTGGCGAATGAGGTAAGGCTGCTTCTTCGGGCCGCCTTCATCCACCCACTCAAACCAGTTATCGATGGCGATGATCGCCCGATGGGGCCAGATCGCTTTGAAGAATGGGCCATGGGCTACTTTCTCAACCCTGGCGTTGATCGGCGCGACGCGGTCTTTGGCCCAGTGCGGGCACCAACCCCAGCGAACCATGTCGGCCCGCAGAAACTGACCCTCTTGGTGAAAGAGGGCAAGCTGAGTGGTCGGAGCGGCGTTATAGCGCTCGAAAGGCTGGTCGCCGGCATAGTTGATCAGTGCATTTGGAATACTGAGCGCTGCCACAAAGTCGTGAATGCCTCGGTACTGGGAAAGTCGTCCGCACATGGCTGAACCCTCAAGCTGAATACTGAGCTTAGATGATTGTTTTTGAGCCAGGGGTGAGGCCATCCAGTATCCCGCGCAGCCGGTCAGCTTCCCGTTTGTAGCCTCTCGCTGCTATGTCGAGGTCGTACAGTTCCTTGCGGACCTTTGCGAGCTGCCCGGACCGCTCCCGAAGATTGCTCATTGCTTCGTCACGTTGCGCTGAGGCTTCGTCGTACATTTTCACCAAACCGAAAACGTCCTCGCGGGCTTTGCGCAGCTGCAGGGTCAGTTCCTGGACTTCATTTTCCAGCATCAGTTTGTAATGGGTGATGGTTTCCAGTTCGGTCGGGCATCCAAGCCAGTCGCTGGTGTCTTCGATGTCGAGGGGGTCCACGGTCATGCCTTATTGATACTGTTCGGATGTACAGTAATCGAAGCGGGCATGATCGGGCGATGGCGAGGCGACGAACTGTAGATCAGTCAGTCTGGCGACATCAGCACTGCGAGCGTCAGCTTGATGAATTCTTCGTTCTTGTCGATGGTGTCCAGGGCGCCGCGCACGTTGTCTGCGACGTCAGCCGAGCCTCGCGCCTCGACCCAATTGGAAAGCTCCAGGATGGCGGCTTCCAGGGCGAGTTGGTTTTCGTTGATCTTGAACAGCAGGGAGGGGAGCAGGTCTGAATTTGGCAAGGCGATTCCTCTGTGTGGTTGGGAAAAGCGTAGCAGTCAAAAAAGGATTGGTGTTCGGTCGGCAGGACGCCGGGGGAGGGTGCGTGACTTTTGCGTGACTCTCTCACGCACGTGTAAGCACTTGTGGGCATTCGATTGCAGCGAGCGCCAATTTCACAAGGTCTTACAGGGGTACTGCGTGCATGGGGTGCTAGGGGTCGAGTGCAATCAAATGCGCGCTTAGAGATATGCAGGATCGGCATACCTTTCGTTTTTATCACCTCGCGCTGAGCGCTTATTTATGAACTTAAGTCAGAGGTTTTTCCGGACCGCAATCTTTTGCAGGCATGCGGAAACATTGGGCTGCATGGCATCCTTCCGAGCCTGATTGCGGACCGAAAAACCTATTGAAA